ACCCTATGTGTCTGGAGTTGTATTTTTAGATAACTATGTATTTATAGGTACAGGTACTAACCGTATATACAACTCTGACTTAGGTGATCCAACATCTTGGAATGCTTTAAATTATCTAACGTTTGAACAGACTACAGACACTCTAGTTGGCATTGTTAAGCATTTGAATTACCTTGTGGCTATGGGTAAAACAAGTATGCAGTTTTTTTACAACGCTGGTAACGCTACTGGTTCTCCTCTGTCTGTAGCTCAAGCGTATACGTCTGAAGTTGGTTGTGCTAATGGAGACAGCATTGTCTCTACTACAAACACTGTAATTTGGATTGGTACTACTAAGACTCATGGTCGTAGTGTGTACCTTATGGATGGTGTTAGTCCAGTTAAAATATCTACGGATAGTGTTGATAAGCATTTAGAAGCAGATGACATGAGCAAGGTCACTGCCTATTGCTACAAGTTTAATGGGCACACTCTTTACATACTAACCTTGCACAACATTAATCAAACCTTAGTGTTTGATATAGACGAGAAGATGTGGTACACATGGACTCAGTATGCAATAGCTTCTAACGATCAGCCTAGCCCTGGTACTTATGTTGAGTCGTACTTCCGTCCTAGCTTCTATGCTGAAGTAAACAATGTGCCTTATGTGTTAGATGATGACACAGCAAACCTGTACTACTTTAGTACTGGTGTTTACCAAGACAATGGGCAATCAATCTATTGCCGCACAGTTACAGACATCATAGATAATGGTGTTACCAAACGTAAGTTCTACGGTAGGCTAGAGATTATTGGGGATAAGGTTGCAGGTACTATGCAGGTACGCCACAGTGGTGATGACTACAAAACTTGGTCTAGCTACAGGTCTGTAGACCTCAATGCTTCTAGACCACAAGTGTACTTAAGTGGCTCTGATCGTCGTAGAGCTTGGGAGTTCCTTGTTACTAGTAACGTACCACTTCGCTTAGATGGTGCTGAGATTGATTTCAGAATAGGCGAGATGGATCAAGAACAACAGGTTGGCGGTGGACGCTATAGGAGATAAATATGGGATGGCTTAGTGATTTTGTTGGTAATCCTTTAAGTACTGTATCTAATACAGTCTCTGATTTTGTACAGAGTCCTTCTCAATCTATTGGGAATGCTTGGAACTCTGGAGGAAGAACCGCTGCTGAACTTGCCGCAATATACTACGGTGGCAATGCTTTAATGGGTGCTTCTGGTGCTGCTGGAGCAGGTACTGCTGCGGGGTCTGGTATGGGAGTTGCTATGCCAGCAGGTTATGCAGGTGCTGCTGATGCTGCATTAGCTACTGGTAGTGGTGCTGTAGGTGCTGGTATAGGTTCTGCAATGGGATCAGGTATAACTACTGGTGGAGTAGGTAGTGCTCTACAGATTGCTAATAGTATCAACTCTCTTACTGGTGGGGGCCTTACTAGTGCTTTAGGTCTAGGCCCTAAGTCTCCTTCTGCTTCTGATATTACATCGGCTGCTGATCCTTTTTCTCCTTACCGTGCTGGATTAGCTAAACAATATTCAGATGTTTTAGCTACAGGTGGAACTACAGACCCCACTAAGATGCCCGGGTACTCTCAGTTTCAATCTGGTGTTATGGACCCAGCTATGGAAGCCTCTAAAAGGTCTGCTGCTGCTTCTGGTCAACTGTACTCAGGTGGTGAAGCGCAAGCTCTTCAAAAGACTGCTATGACAGGTTACTCTGGCTTTATGACTGACTACCTTAATCGTCTTGCCCAAGGTAGTGGTGCTGCTGTTAATCCTGCTACTGCTGTTGGTATGGGTACTCAACAAGGCAATTTAAATGCACAGGGTGTTAGCCAAGGACTAGGTTCATTAGCTACAAACATTAGTGGTCTTAGCAGTCTATTTGGTGGTGGTTCTAATAACGCCAATTACTCTGGGTACTCTCCTTCTTGGGTACAAGCAGCATCACAACAAATGCCCAGTACAACTTCTTTAGGCGACCCTCTTTTAGCTTGGGATTAATACTATGGCATACCTAATGACTGATGTTGCTGCTGGTAGTGATGCAGCATTGCAGATGCAAAAGAATATGGCTGCTGCACCTTACGTGCAACAGGAGACTGCTGCTGCTGCGGAAGAAACACAACTTAAACTACAACAAGATCGTATCAAAGCTCAGTACGCTGGGCAACAAGCTGCTGTAGAACAACAACAAGCTCAAGCTACTTTAGAAAAAACTAGACTTAATACTATGGTTGCTGAGTCTGGTTTTAAAGCTGGAGAAGAAGCTAAAAACAAACTAATTCAATTAGCTGAAACTCCAGAATGGAAAGCCGCTGATGATTCTGGTCGTATGCGACTAGCTGCTGCAACTCAAATGGCTTCTGGTGATGTAATCAATGGCACTAATAGTTTAAAAGGTGCTGAACTATTAGACGCTAAGAAAGTAGCTACAGAAGCTAAACAGTTGGCTATGCAAGATGAAGCACTAGGTAAAGCTAATGCTGCTTTGCAAGCTGTACCTGATGCTGATGTAGGCACTTACTTTGACCGTTTACCTGAAGCAAATAAAAAAGCTGTTATTGACCAAGTAGGACAAGCCAATTGGAATTCCTATGATGGTAAACAAAAGAAACAAGTTGTCAGTGCTTTGTTGATGAATGCCAAAGGTCAAACTAACATGCAACTTAAAGAAGTAGAAGTTGTAAAAGCACAGATTGCTGCCGACTCTAAAGAGCGTATTGCACAATCCCGTGAAGACACTCGCATTGTTTTACGTGCTATGGGCGATGCTTCTAAATCTGATCGTTCTATGCGAGACTGGAATATCTTTGTTAGGGCACAAGAAACTCTTGAAAAGTCTGGAGAGAAGGCTATTGTGCCACTAGACAAAGCTGTTGAAGCTGCACAAGCTAAACTTGATAAGACTTACTTCTTTGATGCTGGAGAAACAGCAGAGCTAAGTAAAGCAGTTGCTAAACGTGATGAGTTTAAAAGAACTCAACTTCAAAAAGAACTTAACTTAGCTGTGTCTGCTCCAGATAATCCTGCTAAGCAAGTTACTATTGACGCACTTAAAACACAGCTAAAAATGTATCCTGATACTGAAGTTAAACCTACTCCAGTACCTGAAGACAAACCTGCTGCTCCTAAAGTTAAGTCTATGCTTGACACTCTTCCAGCTAAACCTAGTGCTACTAGTAACAAAGTAGACAGTGGACTTCAAAGTAAAGTAGAAGCCAGTGGTATCAAGTATGAGCCAACTAAGTATAACTATCGTGTAGCTCCTGACGGTTCTATTCAACGTAAGGCTAAGTAATTATGGCTACTAATGACGGATGGGAAACTATTGTTCCTAGTAGTCAAGCTGCACCTGTTGCTAAAGAAGACACAGGTGGATGGGAGACTATAACTCCTGCTACTACTAAACCTACATCTCCTGATAGGGGTGTGCATAACATTCTTCGTACTTCTGCTGAAACTATACCTAGTGCTGCTGCTGGTTTAACTGGTTTTGGTGCAGGTATGGCTGCGGCTGCACCTGTAGCTGCGGTTGTTGCTCCTCTTACTGGTCCTTTTGCCCCTCTTACTGCTGCTGCTATTGAATTTGGTGGTGGACTTGGTACTGCATTTGTTGCATCTGGTGCTGCTCAAAAAGTTACCAATTGGATGCACGAGGCATTTGCTCCTGAAGATTACAAAGCTCGTCAAATTGAAAAAGCACAATACCCTTATGGAACATTTGCGGCTCAGACTCTTACTGGTCTTGCAGGTATGTCTCCTAAAACTGTGCCTGAAGTAGCTGGTAAATTACTTACTAAACCTGCTGTACAACGTGCTGTATCAGGAACCCTTATGGGTGGTATTGAGGCTGGTTCTGAATATGCTGCTGAAGGTAAAGTTGATCCACTTAAAGTAGCAGCGTCTGCTGCCGGTGGTGCAGCTATGCCAGGATTTAATGTGGCAGGTAAGAAGCTGTTTGAAGCTGGTGAAGGTGCAGTTGCTGCACTACGTAAACCTGCTGTACCTAAAGTTGCTCCAGATACTTTGCCTCCTAAGCCTACTGCTACATCTACTCCAGAAGAAAAGGCTGCGTTTATTAAACGCATGGATGAGATCAAGGCTCAACGTGATAGCACCGCACCTCTTGAACAAGCTGCTATTAAAAACACAGAGACTGGCAACGTAGAGTTGATGGGGCCCAAACATGATGTAGCCCGTAAAGAAGCTATTAAAAATGATCCTACTTACCAAGAAGGCTTTGTAGATAGCCGTGGTAACTTCCACGAACGCCAAGCTGCTGTTGACCAAGCTAAACGTTCTGGACAGATTCCTAAAGACCATGTACTTGAGTCTCCAGAAGGTGAGCGTCCTGGATTGCATAGTGGTGACTTGCGTAAAGTAAATGATCCCCGCTTTTCTGTTACTGAAGATCAACCTGCTGGTGTACCTAAGACTCCTTCTGATGAGCCTAAGACTCGTGCTGAACACTTTAAAGATGTTACTGACTTAGAACACAAGCTATACGTAGAAGAAGGTAAGGTTGAAGCTGATTCACATTTGTTTACACCAGAAGAACTTGCTACTAAGAACAAAGAACTAGATGGTATACGTTCTCAGATTGAGGACATGCGTAAGAATGCCCCGCAAGCTGTTGTAGCTGACAAACGTAATCCTACTAATATAGAACTGCATGAGATTCTTGCTGGCTCTAAAACTTTAGGTGAAGGTCTACGTGCTTTTGCTGATGGTGGCTATGGTGGTAAAGGTCAACGATGGTTAGCTAAGAAGCTTGCGTCTATGGATCGTGTTAGCCAAACTACGTTAACTTTAGACTACAACAATGCACTGCGCCCACCAGAAGGTTCAGAACTCAATAAAGAATGGCAAGGAGCATATTATTCAGATAGCAACACCGTTCATATGTATAGCGGGGCTAATTCAATAACTCTGTTGCATGAGGCTGTTCACTCTGCATCAATAGATGTGTTGCGTGCAGGTACTAGTAAAGAAGCTAAACAAATTGTTGCTCTGTATGAGCATGTTAAATCTCTTACACCTGAAGCAGAATGGAAAACTCATTACGGCTCTGATAACCCAGAAGAGTTTTTGTCTGAAGCTTTTGCTAACTCTAGGTTTATTAACCTTCTTAAAAATACTGCTGGACTTAAGGGTCTAGAAACTGGCAATGCTTGGGCTGGATTTAAACGCATTATTAAAAATGTTTTTAAAGCTGTTAATCCGGCAGAGGTTAGTGCATTAGATCAAGTACTGGAACACGGTGCTCGGTTGATGAATGTCAAACCTGATTACGGTGTTACTAGTAGCAAGGTTGCTCCTTCTATTGGAGAGCGTGCTGTTACTCCTGACCAACCTAGTCCTCGTGATATTAAAAGTGAACAAGAATTTGAACAGATTGCAGCAGACATTTATGAAAAGCATGGTGAAGTAGATGCTGTTAAGTTTTTTGAAGGCTACCAAGAATACAAAAAAACTTGGCTTGAACCTGTTAAAGAAACAGAAAAGTTTGTAGGCACTAATATTAATAACAAGCTTGCTAACTCTCGCATCATTCACAATGAATCAGCAGATATGAAAACTGCTATTCCTGATCCTGCTCGTCGTCAAGCTATTGCTGAAGCAGTAGACAAAGGAGACTTGTCTGGCCTTAACAAAGAAGAACAAGCTGTTGCTAAAAAATATTCTGACCTAGCTCGGGACATTGGTGAACGTGCTGTTGAAAAGGGTGTAGTTAAAGGTCTGCTTGAAGACTACGTTACCCACATCATTGACTGGGCTGGTGCTCCCAAAGGTGCTCGTGAAGAGTTTATCAATGCTTTATTTGGCAAAGGTAGTGGTGGTGATGCCTCAAAAGGTATGACTACCGAATCTAAGTTTGGTAAACAACGTGTCTTTAAAACCTTTGCTGACCTAGAGTTTTTTATTAACGAAGCTAATGCTCGCATTGCTGCTGCTGGTAAGAGTGATTTTCGTTTACAAATTAAAACTAAAGACATTGCAGAGATTTATAAAGAGTACGCAACATCACTGGAGAAAGCCATTGAGAATAAAGTTCTTATAGATAACCTCAAACAAGTGCGCAACGTTGTTGGTGAGTCTATGGTGCGTGAGATTACTAAAGAAAGTCCTATGCCCCAAGGTTGGGAGATGATAGACAGCCCACAATTCTCTGGCTATGCTGTTCACCCTGACATGATGCCTGCTTTGAAGTTTGTGTTTGATGCTGGCCCCAGTGACTTGATGAAAGCTTTTGGGATGATTTCCCAAGTTAGTAAACGTATGAACGTTATTGGAAGTTTCTTTCATGCTAAATCGCTAATGGAAGTTATGTCTAGCGCACAAATTCCAATCTGGACTCCTGTTAAAGAAGCTCTTGTACTTCCTTTAGTAGAAAAGGTTGTTAAGGCTGTCACTGGTAAAGACATACAACTGTCTGCTATTACTAAAGCTTTAGAACAATATCGCAAAGGTGGGGTTGGAGACAACACAGACAAATGGATTAAATCTAACCTACAGTTAGAAGTTCCAGAAGATGTGTCCCAAAGTGTACTAAGTGCTACAGGTAAGTTTAGTGATGCCATGATTGGTAAATACGGCCCTAAGACTCGCGTACTTGAAAGGTCTTTGTCTGCTGTAGAAAAAGGCACCCTAGGTTACATTGATGTGTTTACTTGGGATTTCTTGCACACTGGTGGCAAGCTTATGGTTGCTGATGCGTATTTAGACAAGGCTCGTATTGCAGCAGCTAAAGAAGGCAAACCATTTGACGAAGCACAACAACGTAAAGAGATTGCCGGGTTTGTAAACAACAGCTTTGGTGGATTGAATTGGTTTGAAGCAGCTACCAATACTCAGAATGAGTTTGCTAAACGTATGGCTATGGCTGCATATAGTCCTGCTGGTCGGCGTGGTCTTCAGATAGCTCTGTTTGCTCCTGATTGGACTCTTTCTACTCTTCGTGCTTTTACAGATGCGTTACCTAAAGAACTTAGTCCTACTAAATGGCATCCAGTAGAAGGCATTAAGGGCATGATGACTCCTACAACTAAGGCTGACTACGCTAGGTTGTATCAGTTTAAAACTGCTTTGACTTATCTCACGTTAATTAACGCTATTAACATGATGACTGCCAATCGTCCTGTCTGGGATAACAAAGACCCAACTCGTATTGAATGGCCTGATGGTACGTCTATGCAAGCCATGAAGCACGCTATGGAGCCTTATCATTGGATTATGGACCCAGATAAAACTTTGTCTAACAAGCTAGGGTTTATACCTAAAGCTGCTATTGTTGGTATGGCTGGGGTAGAGTATGCAAGCCCACAAGCTCAAAAATTAGTTGATCCCAGTGCTACTGGTAGACTTACTGCTGTAGCTAAAATGGCAGTACCATTCCAAGTTGCTGCTGCTGGCTCTGCTCCACCCGGAGAAGGTGTTAAACGTGCGGTACTAGGAACATTAGGTTTCCCTGTCTATGGAGCTACCCCAGAACAACGTAAGGCAGCTAGAGCAGAACGAGAAAAACTACTTAAAAAAGCTGCTAAAGACTACCACGTAAAAGCTAAAGAAAAGGGTTGGGAAAAACCATGAAGATTCTATTGATTGATGCTGGTGGTGTATGCCTAGACTTTGCTATGCGTTGTATGGCATACGGACACACGGTTAAAGCTTACATCCGTAACAACAAAGACGGTTCCCGTTCTATGGTTGGAGATGGAGGTTTACTTACCCGTGTTCCAGATTGGGAAGCCCACATGAATTGGGCTGACCTAATCTTCTGTACTGACAACACTTACTACATCCACCAACTAGAACGCTATCGGGATAAAGGCTACCCTATTATTGGTCCTAGCATTGACACTAACCGTTGGGAACAAGATCGTCAACATGGTGCTGAAATCTTTGAACGTGCTGGTATCCCGGTAATTCCTTCTACTGAGTTCAAAAGTTATGACGAAGCCATAAGTTTTGTTATTAAGAACAACAAGCGGTACGTGTCTAAGCCACTAGGTGATGGTGATAAAGCTCTTAGCTATGTGGCTAAGTCTCCTGCTGACATGGTGTTCATGCTTCAGAAGTGGAAGAAGAGCAATGCTTACAAAGGTTCTTTTATCCTTCAAGAGTTTCACGGTGGCATTGAGATAGCTGTTGGTGGTTGGTTTGGTATGAACGGCTTCTCTAAACAGTTGTGTATCAACCATGAGTTTAAGAAGCTGTTAGCTGGAGACCTAGGGGTCTCTACTGGGGAGGAAGGAACCATTCTTTACTATGTGCAAGACTCTTTGCTTGCTGACAAGGTTTTAAAACCCCTGGAGGGCTATCTAAAGGGTCTGCGGTACACCGGCTACATTGATGTCAACTGCATTATTGATGATAAGGGTAAACCCTGGCCTTTAGAGTTCACTATGCGTCCTGGATGGCCTCTGTTTATGATTCAACAGGCTCTACACAAAGGTGATCCAGCCCAGTGGATGCTTGATCTTCTAGATGGTAAAGACACTCTTAGGGTTAGTACTGATATTGCTTGTGGTGTTGTGATCTCTATGCCTCCATATCCTTTTGACAAAGGTACTCCTAAGAAGGAGTCTGCTGGCTATCCCATGTTTGATTTGACTATGGATGATGTTATTAAGAACGTTCACTTAGCCGAAGTCATGTGTGCCAAAGCTCCTGCTATGGTTGATGGTAAGGTTAAGCTTAACGAAGAACAGTTTGTTACTGCTGGTAACTACGTGTGTATTGTTACTGGTACTGGTGAGACTGTTGAAGAAGCTCGTGAGCATTGCTACGGTACTGTTAAGAAGAAGATTCATATCCCTAACAGCATTGGCTATCGCACTGACATAGGCTGTAGGTTAGAGGAGCAGTTGCCTGAGTTAAAAAAGATGGGCTACTGTAATAAAAAGTACCGATAATGGCTAAGTCATCAACCCCCATTCCTCAAGATAAGATTGGGGAAAGCTTTGTCTGGAGAGATTGGTTTCAAAGACTTAGTGATAAAGTTTTTGGTAGCATATCTTCTCAAGATGCTAATAATGTAGCTATCACTGGCGGTTCTATTGATGGCACTACTATTGGCGCTACTACTCCTAGCACAGGTAAATTCACAGACTTGTATGCTGCTACTCTTGCTGTAGATACAGGCACTGATGGGCAGGTATTGATTGGTAGAACATCGGATCATCACTTTGTTCCTGCTTTGTTGACTGCGGGTACTAACGTTAGCATAGCTACTGGCCCTAGTTCCGTAACCATAACTGCTTCTAGTTTTCCTGGCTTTGCTGGTTTAGATGGCATTGATGGTGAAGAAGGTCAATCTATTCCTGGCCCAAGAGGACTTACAGGTTCTCAAGGCCCACAAGGTGCTGCTACTTATCTTGAAGCTGATTATCAAGAAGCTGAAATGTTTCTTGTTCCCGGTAATCAAGGTACTGCTGGAGCAACTGGAGCTACAGGTGCTACTGGATCACAAGGACTAACTGGTGTTCCAGTATATTTAGAAGCTGAGCAGGGTGAGGATGGTCTTATAGGACCTCCAGGATTAACTGGGTCAACAGGTTCTCAAGGACCTATGGGTGTTGCTGTATTTTTAGAAGCAGATGCTGGTGAACAAGGTGACATGGGTCCTCCGGGATTAACTGGTGTAACGGGTGCTCAAGGACCAGTTGGCCCTGCTGTGTACTTAGAGGCTCCTGAAGCTGATGAACCAATGCCTTTTCCTGGACCTACAGGTGTGCAAGGCATTCAAGGTTTACCCGGTGTTGCTGTTTATTTAGAAGCACCAGAGGCTGAAGAGCCAATGTTTACAGGTGGGCCTACGGTTCCTGTAAATGGTTCTCTTACTTGGTCTGTGCCCGTCACAAAAACGGCTGACTTTACGCTGGGTGTGTTTGATACTTACGTGATTAACAACAAAGCCGCCGCCACTTGTACAGTTACTCTTCCATCGGCATCTGGTTTTCCAGGACGGCCTGTTAATTTTGTGAATTACCAAGCGTTTACTCTTGTATCAGCATCTAGCAACGTAGTGCCGATAGCCGGGGGCGCTGCGGGCACAGCTATATTGGCAGCATCCATTGGGGATGCAACCTTACTGGTTTCTGACGGCACCAACTGGATTCAAGTCAAGTACGACCCCAACAATAGCCTGTTGCTGGAGTAGTAGCGGTTTGGTATAATGCGATGACGCTAGCATTGACCAGTTTAAATTTTGCGTTTTCAAAGGAGTTTTAAATGGCTGCTAATAAAATCTTCCGTAGTGGGCCAGTTGCTCTTACGGCTACCCTGACGACTAACATTCTAAACCCCAACGTCACCTCGCTTTCAGGTCCAGTTGGGTTCACAATGACACAGCCCTACATTGTTTTGCGGCATATCCGTATTACGAATGTAACAACTGGCGCTGTGACGTTTACTATGGCTATTGG